GTACTCAGACAGCTCTAATGTGTAATGGCACACTGTGTAACCACGTTGTACTGCCATGGCTCCCATATTAACTAGCATCCATGATTTACCACCGCCAGGGTTACCAAAGATAATACCGAGGTCACCTGAACCAAGGCCTCCCATTAGTAGTTCATTTACGTGAGGCCATGCTGTAGGAACTGCGGCTCTTTCTTCTTCACGATACCTGGTCTCAATATCTTTCTCATATTCGTGGCCTATTGATTTGTCTTGACCTGCTTTCAATGCAGAGTCCATCATATATTTGATATCGTCGTATTGACCTTTCTCTAATAAGCCAACTGAATTTAAGATAGCTTTCTTGATCTGTTGATTTTTACAGAAGCTACTAAACTCTTGCTCTACATATTCACGATCTTCGTTAGATGCTTTCAATGCTTCTTTCAACTGCTCTACTACTGATACTTTCAACACTTCATTCTCAATCTTTCTTACTTCAACTTGTAGTGCGTCAATAGATTGTGTGGTATGATACTTGTAATAGTAGCGTAAGATCTCACCTACAATCCATTTGTGAGCAGGATTGTCGAACATCTCGGTGTCGAGAATGTCGTTAATGTTTTGTAGAAACTCTTTGTGCTTTAATAAGCTTGATAAAACCTTGATTTGAAAACCGATTCCGTACTGCTGTAACTGATTTAAATTCGACATAACTATTTATACTTTTGTAAATTGTGAAAGTGATTGAATAACCATGATTGTACATTCTGAATAGAGTTACCTAACTCATCTTCATGATACAATGTAAGAAATTTCTGTGAATCATATACCTTAAAAGGATTTAGTAACACACTATTTATTTCTTCTATGGCTTCTTCTGGTATATTAGGATTCTTCAAGTCCATCAACTTTTGATTAATGCGTAATTGAAACTCAAAGTTCTTGATAGATTCAAGTATCTTCTGTTTACCTTCACATTTTTCTAGAATGTCATCGAGTGTTATAAGATCATCCTTTGCTAACTCTGGAAAATGCTTTAGCATTGTTTTAGATCCTAGGCCTTTTACTCCAGGTACATTATCACCAGAATCACCTAGTAGTATCTTCTGTGTTAAGAAGTTATTTGGTGATACTCCAAACTCAGTTAATACTAGATCGTGATCATAGAATTTTTTCTTAGTAGGAGAGTAGACTGTAATTTTGTCTGACACTAATTGTAAGTAGTCACGATCACTTGACATAATCGTAACTTCACTACTAAGTCTCTGACTAATGTAACCAATCACATCATCTGCTTCAATCTTGTCAATTGAAATAAGATCAACAGGAAGTGTCTTCAAATAAAAGATCAACCTGATTAGTTGTTCTGTTATTGCATCAGACTCTTCTTGCTGTGATTCAAATGAGTCCCAATTAGTAACTCTAGTTAAACCACGATTACCTTTATAATCTGGGTAAATGTACCTTTTGTTAGTTGATGAACCTTGCCCATCAAACACTACAATAACTCTAGTAGGCCTAACTAATTTAATTACATGTCCTAATGATCGTAAAAAGCCAGTTAGTCCACCAATATGTGATAGGTCTTTATTGACCCAACCAATAGCAGCGAATGCTCTTAAGAAGGTGTTTAGCCCGTCTATCAAAAGCACTCTGCTGTCTACTGAGTCTAGGTCTTTCTCCTCTTTTAAAGAGTCGAATATTTTTTGGAATTCTTTATTCATTAATCTGCTGTGTCAAAAATGTCAGGTGATAATGGTGTTTCTTCTTCAACTACATCAAATGATGTTGATCCAAGGACTTTCATCCACTGATCAGAATACTGCTTCTTGTAATCATCAAGAGCTTTCTTGTCATCATTAATGAAGCCATGCACTGTCATAATAACTTTATTGACAGCTGTAACACCAGTCACGTGATTCTTGTCACAACTAATCCTGGTACGTTTAGCAAACTCAACCTCTTTACCATTCTTGGTTGCTTTGATCTTATTGGTACCAGCACGAGCAATATTACCAAATGTGATAACTAATGATGCATCGAAGTACATTGTGTTACCACCTTTGGTATTAGTATAAGGCTGTGATGCTTTACGTGATAATACGACACGCTGATTGATAAAGTTACCAAACTGTTGAGACATTGCTCCTGCGTTCCACTCATTATTGTTTGTGCTCTTCTCAATCGACATTCTACAAGGAATAGATCCAACAGAGTCCCAGAAGAAGCAAATGTTGTAAGGAAGTGTTCCACGTTTTTGCTCGTCTAGAATATCGGCAATGAAGCCTGCTACGTCTTCGATACACTCTAACCTTTCACGGTCAATGTATAAGAAGAAGCCTTTGTAGTCTACAACTTCACCTGTTGCTGGATCTGCTATCTCTTCGAATTGAAAGCCCATCTCACGAGCGTGATTCCAATCCCACTTCATCTCTGTGATAATGAATACAGGTAAGATGCCTAACTTTTGTGCACTAACTGCAGCTTCAAGTAGTGCAGTTGTTTTACCTGTATCAGAGTGTCCTCTTAAAAGTGTAATGTGACCAACAGGAATACCTGGAATTTGTAGTGTGTCTTGAAATGCTTGTGAAAGCGGGATCCAAGATTGTTCTTTAAAAACTACACCAGCAGATAAGTTCTTACCTTTCTTAAACTTCTCAAGGTCTGCTGTACCTTTGATTGCACTAGATATAGTGCTAGTAAGCGATTCTTTTGCTTTTGCCATACAAAACTATTAGGTTAAAAAACCCTGGCTTAATTGCCAGGGCTTTGTTATTAAATATCGAACAGATCATCAATTGCCGAATCTACACTTGGCTTAGTTGTGCTCAAAGTGTATTGTCCAGATTGAGGTTGCTTAGGAGTAACTTCATCAGCTTCTTCTTTTAGATCTTCTTCTGGGTTCAAATGCTTAAGAAGCGCTTCTTTCATCTCATCATAGCTATACCTCTTGAACTGTGTCAAAGGATCTGGTTGATTCTCTAACCATAGTTTTACTTTGTCAGCATCATCTGATAGAGGTGTTGACTTAGTTCTAACACGAATAGTCGATGTGTTGTACATCAAACCTGTTGTTTCTTTACCAGCAGTTTCAACTGTAATGTCACGGCCAGTAATAGGATCAGTGTAGTCTCCTACATCCTCATCTTCAGCGATAGAAAGTAAGTCCATATAGACTTGCTTACCAAACTCCCAAAGACGAACTCCTTTGTCTTCTTCTCCACGTACAATTACAGGAGCAAAAACACGCATTTTTGGTTCAAGCTTCTTAGCTAGTTGCCAGTTGTCCTTTTCACTAGACTTACGAAGTCCTTGAGCAAATTCAACAATAGGATCCTTTTCACCAAAGTTAGTAAGTGCCATCATAGAACGATTGTTAATTCCATAATGCATGTAAACTTCTTTGAAAGGATTTTGCTTATTAAACATAGAAGGCACGATACGTACCGAATGTTTACCCACGGTTGGCCTCCAAATAGTTAATGTGAGGTCCTTCTTTTGTCCTCCACGTGGATTCTGTAGAGCCGACAATCTTGATTTAATGACTGAAATGTCCATATATAACTTGTTTTGGTAAACGTAAGAAAAAAGAAAGAATAGAAAAAATCTTTCTTTCTAGTTACACAGCAACTATCTTATGGATAGTGGTGTTAAGTCTCTTGAGGTCTTCACCTTGAGTGAGAAGGATAGAATTCTTGTAGTCATTCCAATTGATCACAAAAGATGTATCAAGTACTCCACTGTTCAACTTCTTGATCAAAGTGTTCAGAGCATTGATAGTATAAAGAGTGTTTGACTCTTTCTTTCTATGGAGTAGGATAGTGTTAGGGAGAATCTTAGTCTGGCCTCCTTGGAGTTCAATGTTGTACGTGCACATGTACTCCTCAGATTCTGGTGAAGCCAAAACGAAGATCTTTTTATATAGAATGGTGTACTCTCTGTTAATTTCTCTTAGAGTGTCATCTAGACCATCTTTAGAGGTGAAAGTACAAAACAACTTATTCATAAGTGATTCCTGGGTAAGTTCGACTATTTTATTTTCTATCATAACTGGTTACTGTTAATAAATATTGTAATACTTGTTAGAAAGCGTAGTTGGTGCCGTATTTGTATTTAACGATCATGCCGTTGTTTTCTAGTATCTCTTTTATCTTTTTTAATAATGTTTTGCCGTCTTGGGCCGAAAAGTCAAATAAGAAAGAATCATAAGTGATCAAGATCAACTTTGTCTTCTTCTTACTTAGAAGTTTGTTTAGTTCTAAGATCTTGTCGATGTTCTCCTTGGTCTCCAAGTTCTGGACTATATAGTTGAACAGTTTTAGCTTGTTCATGCCAGGAAGTTTCTTCAAGATCCTTCCAGTTGGTAGCACGGCTGCTTTATGGGCATTGTACTTCTTCCATTCTTGGTCGATAAACTCACTCAGGTGTTTTCC